ACAATTATTCGCAATGCGCTTATAGGTGGTGGCTCTGGAGGTGGAGGAGGCCCATCTTTCTATCCAACAAGCCTTTTTTCAAGTGGGGAAAAAGGGTTGTTCTACGACTTTTCGGACATGGCGTCTTTGTTTCAAGACGTTGCGGGAACAACGCCGATAACAGCATCCGAGCAGTTCGGGGCCAGGATAAATGATAAGAGTGGCAATGGGAACTACGCGACACAATCGAATGTGGCTTTGCGTCCGCAGTTCTTGCAAGCCGGCGGGTTAAGCTATATGTTGCTGGATGGCGTGGACGACGAGTGGGCTACGCCCTCAGCGATGGCTTTGGGTGGCGCGGATATCGTCACTGTCTGCGCCGGGGTTAGAAAACTCAACGATTCGTTAGGTATAGTCTTCGAAAGCCACCCAGGTACAACGTCTTCTTCTCCTGGTGTAATGGCGCTGTTCTCTGGAACGGGCGGTCTTGGTACAGGCTACACCTCTACCGCTCGCGGATATGCTACATACCTTTCAAGCATGGGCGCATTCTCTTCTGCAAGTGGCGACGACACATCTGTTCTTTACTCGACCCACTCTATTTCCGGTGATTTAAGCACGCTGCGGAAAAACGGCATTGCTGGCACAAGCAGTGTCGTCGATAAAGGCTCTGGAGGTTTTTCCGATCTTATACTTTATATAGGCGGCAGGGGATCGGGAGGGATACAGTTCTACGGCTATATTTACTCCCTGCTGATCATTGCAAGGAGTCTAACGACGACAGAGCGTAGCCAGTTGGAGGCGTGGACTGCGGTCAAGTCAGGGGTGACGCTATGAGCTTCTCTGCGGTTATTCAGGCCTTATTAATGCAGTCCGCTAATTCAACGCTTGCTGCTTTAGGTTACGGTCCAGGCAACTTTTCTGTGCCAGCCTATTCTGGAGCGGTCCCATCGTTTGCCCTTCTACACTCCTGGGACGACGCCACCTTTCAGGCAGCAGTTACAGCAATAAGCGGGGTAACTATTCAGCAAGGGGAAAGCGGACCAGACGTGATTACCATTGCAGCGGCACAAGCTGTCGGCAGCACGTGGGGAAATGATGCGAAGCCACTAACCGGCACAGTAACTCCAGGGCTACACAAAGACTCTCTCGGCAAGCTGTGGTGGGTCATTCAAAGCTACAACACTGCGACATACCCTGACCCGACCATCATCCCGGCGCTGATCAGGCGGGCAAGAATCCCCGGAGAAGTACAGGCTTGGGTGCAGCCGATTGACCAGTACGATGCCTACAAGCTGGTCAATCCCTTCACTGGAACAGGTGATATCTGCACGCATAACGGAAAGACATGGCGCGTAACGCAAGCAGATGGAAGTGGAAACAACGTTTGGGAGCCGGGCGTTTTTGGCTGGACGGAGGTTTAGAGTATGAATTTCACTGAACTGGTTTCAGCAGTCTCAGATATTGTGAAGCGTCCTGATAAGTCTGCTCAGATAGGTAATGCTATCAATACAGCCTTAGCCAGGACGCTTTTCAAAACTGAGTTTACCCATGACCTAGTGGAGGCTACAATTCCACTGGATGATACCCTTTACACCCAGACTATCAATCTTCCCTCCCTTGTAGTACCTTTAACGAGGTTTAGGAAGTGGAAGTACGTTAAACTAACCGGAGTTAAAGGATTTCTCCAGCATATAGACCCTCAAAATGTCTTTGTTCCTGGAGGGGTTCAGCAGGTCAATTGCTATTATATGATAGGCTCTGACCTTACGGTTATAGCAGGTGGGCTTTCTTCAGCCTTGGAGGTAGGCTATTATCAGCATCCTCCAGTCCTATCCGGAGCTAATACTTTTTGGCTCACTGACCTTTGTCCCTATGGTATTATTAATAGGGCAGCGGGGGAGATTTTTGCCTTGATTGGGGACGCAAATTCTGCTAAGGTATATCTTGCCATGGGGGAGGATCTTCTAACAATTATGGCTAATGATCTAAGGGATCAAGTGACTTACTAGGGAAGGTGAGATTCTATAATGCATGATAGGAGAAAGTACGATGGGCTTTCAGAAGCTGATAAAATGGATCATATTATAGGGCAGCAAGAGATGATTCTGTTTAAGCAGGAGGAGATCCTAAAGGCTTTTCCTTTCGGCATTGATCACCATAAACAGGAGCATATTATACGTGAAACCTCCCGGAAAGACAGCGAAGAGTTTATTAAGGATCTCAAACGAACTCTTGTTAAGAACGCTATCATGGCTTTCATTCTGTTTGTACTATCTTTGGTATTGGTTGGCTTTTTTACGAAGCTAGCTGAAGGGTTAAAAGGAGTTCCCCATGTTCAATAAATTCTCAGAGCGAATAGTCTCCCCCTCTTCTGGATCTGGAGGGGTAGGAGTACCAGATGGAGGTACAACCGGACAGCATCTCTCAAAGGCTAGCAATGCAGACGGAGATGTAATATGGGAAACCCCCCCATCTTCTGGAGGGGGTGGAATTCCTCCTGGGGGTACTACAGGACAGCATTTAGCGAAACAAAGCTCTACTGATGGCGATGTAATATGGGAGGATCCGCCTACGGTAGATCTTTCTGATTATGCCTATTTGCCTGGTAGGAGTGGTGGACAGCTCTTACATGGAGGAACTGGGGTAGATGATGCTCTAGTTCTGCAAGGTACTACTGCAAACGCAACTGGTACTACAGATACAGTTAAAATTGTTTCTGGTAATGATGGGAGTATAGACTCGATTAGAGTCCGTGGTGATGGTGGCGTATTAATAGGGGAAGGAGATCGTTATGGTTATGGCTATGGTAACGCACTTGCCGTGAATGGGTCTGTAAGTGTGTTATGTGCGGCGGGTATTAAGGGGGCGATTTTTAAGAATGTTAATACGCAGGTTGCCCATTTTATATCCAATAACTACGATGTGGTTAGGATATCTCAGCTTGATGATCAGACTGCAAACATCGGTAGCGGGGCCTTGCTAACTATATCGAGAGATAATACGCTCAACGGATTCACCAATACTACGTCAATGCTTGATATCTACGATAGCCCTTTTGGGCCTTCAGCTAATAAGGTAAATATAGCTATAAACGGCGTTATAGACAGTATTACCCGTTTCCACTTTTACCCCAGGGTGGTTGATAGTGCTACCGCAGTCGCGTACTTCTTTGATACAAAAAATACCCTGGCAAACCTGAGCGCCACTCTCCTAGAGATTCTTACGGGAGGGGCTAGGAGATTTGTCGTATATGCAACAGGGAAGCTGAATATCATTCCTCCTGCAGAATTCGCAGATGATACAGCCGCTGCCGCAGGGGGTTTGGCAATTGGCGATGTTTATCGGACAGGTAGTATCTTAAAAGTCAGAGTGGTCTAGGGAGGTTTTATGGCAGATATACGAGATAGGTACCCATTAGCCACTGCTGACGGGGTGGCCATTCCAAATGATACAATTAGGCCAGTTGGGGTATCATCCTTGGGGATTTCTGGCACAGCCGTAAGTGCTACGGGATTTCCAACTAGGGTTAACACTATAGTCTTGTTTGCAAGTGCGGATTGCATTATCCGTTTTGGGGCCACTGCAATCTCAGCTTCTACTACTTTACAGGATAATGCCTTGTTCCTTCCTAAAGGGACTTTGACGACGGTTTCCCCTCCTGTCATGACAAGTATCTCTGTTATAGGAGCAGGAGCTGCGACAGGGGATCTGTACATAACAGTGGTAGAGCCTTGGGCAGGATTGGCTCTGGAGTTGCAGACTACACGGAGGTAATGTTGTGAATAAGGCGCAAATTATAGATGTAACTCGGAGTGCAGTAATTACGGACCCGGAGGCTTTTTATGAAAATCTCATGTCCACCGGCCAAGAGGATAGCCCTGAGCGGACTATTCCAATCGTGGCTTATGAAGGATATAACTTTCTCCCGACTTTGTACGGGTATCGTAGCTATTTTGACACAACGGCTACTTTGGGTATTGCGGCTCTTGGCAGTCGTTGTGATTCTGTGGTATTGTATCAATTCGCCAATTATTCAAATGTTCTTGTCGCGCTTTGTGAAGATGGAATATGGACAAACTCAGGAGGGTCAGCGTCTGAGGCATGGGCTCATAAGGTAACTCTTTCTATCCCGGCCCCTGGAAGCTATCTAGCTTGGACATACTGTGTCATTGAGAACGTTCTTTACATGTACCGGCAGGGGAATGCTTCTGTTTACAAGCTAACTCCTACAGCCTTTGGTCCTGTAACTATTTCAAGTTTTGTTCCAAACTTCCTGAATATGACTGGGCAGATGGGAATTTTCAGGGCCAATGGACGCTTGGGATTCTGGGACTCGGCTAATTCAATCTCATGGAGTAGTCTTTTCGATTTTATAGACTTTACACCTGCTATCATTACCCTAGCTGCCAATGCCATCTTCAATGATGTATTAGGCAGGATTGTGCACGTCCAAGCCTTTGGTAGCGGCTTCATTATCTACAGTACAAAGAATATCGTAGGGGCACAATTCAATACCACTGGAAGTATCCTATTCTCCGCAAAGAGCATCACAGAGCAGGCTGGCATCTGGACCTCCAAGCAAGTCTGCCAGGGTGCTACTGACATGGAGCAGTTTGCCTATACCAATACTGGAATTAAAAGAGTCAAGAGTGACTATACTGTTGAGGATATTTTCGTAGGAATCTACGACTTCCTCAGGGAGAGCAGGGATCCGGTTTACTTGAGTTTCCTACAAGGCAGATATTTGTTCTTAAGCCTGATTGACCCCGCTTACGTAAGTGGTAGGGTAAGTTTTGAAGTTGTAACCTTAGCTGAGCTTACTGCTAGGTTACTCTACAATGGCGGAGAATTAACAGATCCAGAAGATATTCCAGATGCTATTGATGGGATACCACTAGAGCAGGATATATCGAACAAATTCCTAGAAGGGGATACAGACGGCCGTTATACTCAATGGAGAGCTTCGGGGAGCAAAATAGTTCCGGGTAGGGTAAGTTCCATGAGCCCCTACCAACTGGACGATCCCTTTACTCCAGATGATGACTTTCCTTACGAGGGGAACCTAGACCCCTTGATTAGCATGGAGGATTTAATTATTGCTAGGGATACCAAGGTCCTAGCTAATCCGGTTAGTATTAATAACACCACTCCTAGCCTAATGGAACTTGGCTGGCATGGAGGGGGTACTGATCCTGCACTCGAAAGATTTAAGACTAGACAGCTAAAAGAGTGGACCGAATATAATACTTTAATAACTAACCTCACCAGTGTCATCACATCTTTCTCTAATGCCATTACCAAGGTACTGCTCTCCCCTGAGTATACTAGTCAAGCTCTTGCCTTAGCTGGGGCTCCCGCAAATGTTCCTACCCAATATACCGATCTAATAGACCTACCCAAAGATGGGACTATCACAGAAGGGTTTGTGGCTTCTACGTGGGAGTATAAAAAAGCCTACAACACCGCTTTGCGAATCCGGCATTTAGAAAGTAAGACTTATACACAGGTGCCTGCATACTATGGAATTTCAGCCACATACTGGTGGGGAGGGGATGGCCGAACCTCTCCATCCCCTAATGATCTGTCTGTTATGATAGTAGGCAGTACACTGAGAGCCTCTTCGCTGCCGGGGGATGTACATCCTAAGTTAACTAGCGTTTCACTAGATACTTCATTAGGGAAATATTCGCTATCTGGGGTAAGCAGTGGTGATGGATTATCTCTTGCTCAGTGGGAAGCTTTTAGGGATTATTGTATTGCTAATCTCATAACAGAGCCTCCAGCCACTTTGGTTTATACTACTCCAGTAAGTGGAACCTACGTGTATGTTCGTACAGATGCCCACGATCTAGTTAACAGCTACTACAATGGGTTCAAGCAGCACTCTTATCAGGTGTATCACTACTATGTACAACTACACGGTGATCCTGCTTTTGCGAAGTCTCACATTATTCAGGACTTCTACGTAAGAGATGATGCTGGAGAATTGTGGGCTAACTCTGAAGCCGTCAATAGAGATCTGGGTTACTCCCTCCCTTCCATATCCGTAGTGGAGTCTAAGACGTATGGGACACAAGAGACTTTAGATTGGGGGCAGTGGTTAGAGGATAGCCCCAATCCGGATTTTCCTTATGACACTAATGAATTGATGATAGGGGCTCCTGCTTATTCCTTAATGGAGGGCACTACTCTCCCAGAACACTTAGATGTAACCTTCCCTGGAGCGACCTTTCTACTCCAAGATGCTACAACAGCCCCTATCTTTCCTAATTATACAGGTGCCCTAGTATTTGATACCGGCTTGCAAAAGTGGGGAAAATGTAAAGCGGACTATAGAACTCTTGTAGATTACAGCCCTATCAATAGTAACCATGACCAGATTATCAGCTATACAAACTTCGGCTTAGATTCCGGTATTCTAAAAAGTGATGGGTCCATTAGGCTGTTCTCTTCTAAGTGCACGGACTCCTTCATCCGTTACGGAAAGCTGGCTTTCTCCAGACAGGGATATACCTACCCAGAGGAAATTCAAATTCACTTCAGAAGGCCCTTCACTGGGATCATTGGTGTAGATGCCTCTTTGGATGGAAGAAGTATTCACTCAGAGTTCCACATGGAAGAAACTTTTGTAGGTGTAGGACTCGCAAGAATTTACCCCACTCATGCAGGAAAGTGGTATACTATGTCCATTGGCGGAGAGTTTGATCTGCGTTCAATTGAATTCACAGGCCGGATTTCCGGTATTCGCTAGCTTTTAAGGAGTAATAGAAATGGCTACAGCAGATCCTTATCAGTCCCTTCTGGATAATCAAAATCAGAACAGGACAGTCTTTCAAGCCCCAAGTACTACCACTTCCAGCACTGTAGGGAGTACTAGCCAGCAAGCTACAGGCTCTTCCTCCTCTTATGAGAATACTACCCTTCTCTCCCCGGAAAATCAAAAGGCTCTGGACACTTTAATCCAGCAGCTTCTAGGTGGGGGAACAGCGGAGCAGAAAAAGAACTCTAAGGAGAGGGATCTGGTAACAGCCGTAGTACAGGATCTTCTTCAGCAGTATTCTAAGCAGCAGGCTTTCACGGATGCAAGTGGGCTTATGGCCTTGAACTTGAAAAAGTCTCAGGAAGCTAATGCCCCAGCTATTGCCAAGAGTATTGAAGGGGCAGGAACCTCAGCCAGCTCAATGCAGGGACTTTTGGCTAGTAACTTAGCTAATGACTCTGCCTTGGCCGCAAGTGCCCTAGGAGCTGATCAAGCGAAAGCCTACGCTGGAGCGCAAACTAACTTGGCAAGTCTCCTGGAAAATCTGTCCCGTCCCGATAACACAATTATTACAGCTCTCAACAATGCCCTCAATACTGCAAAGGGAGCTACCCTCAATCGCTCTATAGTTACTGATAGCTCCCAGAGTCAGTCAGGCTCCAGCTCCTCCAGTGGAACCTCAATGGTTAATGGAGGATACCAAGGAGGACAGACTGCTGCTATTGGGCAATCCTCTTCTGGCGAAGCCAAGGCTTGGGACCCTTTTACAGCTACCACTCTGGATAATGCAGTAGCTGCAGGGTATGATGGGGATCTAAGAGGGATTGGCACAGCAAGTTCGTGGAATCAGCTAAGTGGTGGTTCTAATTGGTTCTCTAGCTAAGGAGAAAGATATGGCACGTACAGCATCTGGGCTTATTACCCAACCCTCAGCTGAGGGAATTATCTCTGATGAAGCCTTTGCCCAGCTGATTCAGGGACTTACTACTCCCCCTCCGCAGTTTTACTAGAGAGCATTCTCTGCCCTTTCTGCCCCTGCCACTCCTCCTTCATCTTACCTGTGCCATACTTCTTCATAGCATCTTCTAGCATGGCTTCTCCAGCAGGGCTTA